CAGTATATAGGGCATCAAATAAGTCTGATTCGTTAAAAATGGGGTTACTAAATTTGTCTAATCTCATACATGTATTTTAACTTACATTTATGAGTTTGTCAAGTCCTTTATTTCTTGTTTCTACCGCATTCTGCCATTCTGTACGTTGTCGTGTTGCTAATTCTTCTTTGTATACATCAAGTATACTTGAAATTTGATTTTGAACACCATAATTAGAAGTCATAAAATATTTCTTTGTTAAATCATTAATTTTAGCTTCAATATCGGCATTTTTAAGGGTGACTAGATCAGGAACTAATGGATGCATATATTAACCTATCATGTTAAATTCGCCAACATATTTTACAAATAGTGAGTTACCGCCGTCATAACTCCAAACATCAATGACAAATTCGCTATTACCTGTAACATGTGGAAATATAAAGTCTGCTTCTTTGTAAACGGCCGCGTTGTTTGTGCCGCCAATACTTAATACATCGGATACAGTTCTTAACGGTGCTTCAGCATCTGGTAGAAATTTTAAGTGTATTCTAACACTTGCGTATTGCCCGGCTGCCGGCCATCCAGTTACTGTAATTGCTGTATCTAAGTTTACTAAAAACTTATGCAAATTTCCAGTAGTTAAGTCTACTGTAATTGAAGAGCCAGATACTAGTGAAGAAGTGCGGGCAATGCTATAGAACTTCTTATAAGTACCATTGATGATTTTACTAGCTCCTAAATCATTTTCAACAACGCCATAAGGTGTATTCATAGCCGATGTTAATACTGCTCTGTTGCTAATATTTTGAATTTCATTCCCAGCTACGATTAATGCAGCTTTAATCGCAGTAAAGTTAGTACGAAACCCGTCGGTGTTGTTATCAAGACCTGCAACTGGATAGTTTTCATTAATTGCAGTTGTTGATATTGTGCTGGTATATGTCATAGTATTTCCTTGTTATTATTGAATATGATATATTTATCAGTATTTGATCCTTCAACTGAATCAATTATGAATCTATCAACACTATAATCAATTAATTTAAAATCAAACCCACTGTATTTAATTTTTAGCAAAATACTATCGGCTTGTCCTACTTTACAAAAACATATAGGAACGGCTGCAGTATATCCTAACTCTTTTCGGCTATCAGGTTGCACCGATTGCATCCATAACGGGAGGAAATTATGTTTTGGAGGATTTATTTTTTTAAATTCAGCTCGCCAACTTGCTATGTTGTTTAACTTAGGCGTAGGCAAACCAATAGGATCAATTATTTCTAAATACACAACTTCGTACACTATAGTATGAGTTCCGGGTAAAATACCATATGCTTTACGAATATTACCAGTGCGGAATCGCTTGGTTGTAAAATTTAAATGACTTTTATATGTGCTAAGTGTAGTAGTTTTAATACCTTCAAACACTAGCATTGATAAATCAGATTGTACACCAAATGACGGGTCATACGGCCTGTATATTTCATCACCAGTGAATACTGACGATTTAATAAACGAATTCCACAGATTGCGATGCGGTGGTGTTAAGAACGGTTTAACTCTAATATTACTATACTTTATAGTATTAGGTGTTTTAACTAATACGTTAAATGTTTTAATGTTTTCGCTGTATACTGCTTGATCGTTTGCAGTAACTGTAAATGTAAAGTTGCGATCAAAGGTAGTTGCATAGTTATCAAAGGTAGTATTATCTATCAAATCAAATGATGTTAACCCTAATGTTGTGTTAGTTTGATCAAAGGTAGTGTTGTCTGTAAATATTTCTTTACCTTCTTTTATAACATTGCCTAATATGTCTAATTGATCATAACTAAAACTAGTACACGATGCAAATTGCGAAACTTTTCCAATAATTTCACCATCGGGCATTAGTGTTAACCCAGGAGGCAATGTACCTGATGTAAGAGTATGGACAACTTCTGAATTTTGAAATACGCTTAATGCACGAACTAATAATGTTGAATTATATCCGGCATTAATTGACCCTAAATTAGAGGTAGTAACCCATGATAACACACTGTCAATCTCGCCAATTAGTTTAAGGGTAAATGTTCTTGATGCACTAGCAGTTTCGTATTTGTCTTCGTCACCGTGTCTAGTTGCTGTAATCGTAAATCTGTAAATTATAGTAACTGCAGGTTGCTCTGGAACACGACCGTATACTTCGCCCGTTCTTTCGTCAAACATCATACCTGGTGGTAATCCGTATACACCCCAATATAAGTTAGTAAAGCTAGCAGATGATGTATGAGGTACTAAACATATATAAGTTAGATTTGCGTTTTCATATATTAAATCATTAAGTTTGTAAGCAGTTAATGGTTGCCATGCAGTTGTTGTTGATTCAAGTGTGTAATAAATTAATCCTGTATCGTATACATCTAATACTAATGTAACATAATTATTAGCACGATACAGTCCTAAATACGAGGGTGTAATCCATATTGGACGTTGTAAATAACTAACATCTGCGGTGTATAGTCCAATATCGGATGAGATAGGCGCATCTGAATCTGCTCTAAAATAATCTCGATTTATTACAGCAATTTTAAAACGATGACTTGGCGGATGAGATGATTGACTGTCAGTAACAAACACTTCAAATTCGTATGTTCTGTTAATTGAGGTCGGTGTTAGTGTTGCAATATATGCATACAATCCACGGTCGTAATCATACCCGTCGTATCCAAGTTGTGATTGCACATTTGCAAAATCATATGATCCTATATCATAATAACCGTTATCGTATTGCCCGGTACCATCTTGAGGTGTAACTGAAGTTACTGATTGCAATACACCGTAGATTACACCTGATTTTGTAAGAGTTAATCCCGGAGGCAGCGATCCATAACGATCTTCCATATAATACGATAGTTCTTGTCCAGTAATCGTATCTGCATCAATTGCTACTAATTGATAGTTTATAAATGTATTGTCAATTACATATAACTGATGACTAGGGCTAACATCAAGCAATCCCTCTGGAGTAATAAATTCTGGTTCATCAGATCCAACAATATTAATAGAAAATGTTCTATCGGAAATTTCACCATTCTTACTAGCTCGTATACAAAATGTAAATGTTGTCTCGCGTGCTACTTCGTAAGGTGTACCTACAATATAAAAATCTTGAATTCGTAACCCCGGAGGCAATTGTCCGGAAATAACTGTATATGTAACTGCGTAATCTATTTCGCACGGAAGTTGCTGATTTAATTCAGTGCCTTCGTCATGATCTATAAGATGACCAGAGTTTTGTGTCCAAACATTAAGTGTCATAAATATTCTCGTTTTGTGTATTTATCGTTTATTTTTCGTTCTGCTGTGCTATGAATTACAAGATAAATACTAATAAAAAGGATTCCTATGAAATACAACACTGGAAATAATAGTCCAAGTTACACGTCTACTATAAATGTAGCTACACACCGGCGTAGGCTATATGCTAGTTTAGTAATAGTACTTACAATCGTTGGTATAATTAGTAGTTGGGTATATATTGACAGGGTTAACCTTAGTATTATGTGGTGGGGTATTATTTCGATCAGTTTAATAATTGGTCTAAACTGGATGTATTGGACAATAAGTGAATTAGATAAAATAATTAGATCTATAGATAATGAATATTATCTATTAAATGAAATATCAACAGACCTTGCACATGTAAAAATTATAATAAATTGTAAAAAAACAGCAACATCTGATACGCCGTGTGATCAATGTCCCAATGAAGATACATGTCTTAACAGGAAGTAGGTTGACTTCTTGAAGCAATGATTATATAATATAGCTTTTTAATAGACAGGCAATTATATGAAATGGGAAATAGATAAAGAGTTTCATTTTGAAATGGGACACAGAGTATGGGCACAAAAATTAAATCATGTTGAGTTAAGTATTTCAACTGAATGTGCGTGTAAACATTTACACGGACACAGCTATTCAATTAAAGTATTTTTAGGTTCTGACAGTTTAGATCATTCAGAAATGGTTACGGACTTTAAGAATTTAAACTTTATGAAACAATTTGTAGATGATGTGCTAGATCATAAGTTTATGATTGATATTAATGATCCAAACTTTAAGTTAATTACAGGTAACGAATGGAGCAAAGCCAAACACCCATTTGCAAACTTTACTAACTTAGGAAGTTACAACTGGGTTGGATTAACTGAAGGTGAGCAGTTACATTATAATAGTTTTGTACTAGTAGATTTTGTACCAACTAGTGAAAACATCTGTAAGTATTTGTTTGAATATGCACAATCACGCATAGGTGATGTAGCAAAGGTTACTGCAGTTGAGCTGTGGGAAACTCGCAAAAGCCACTGTAGATATACTGGATAAGAAAAAAGGCAGCTTAGGCTGCCTTTTTTATTGATTACATAATAATAACATAGTTGTGCAAAGTTTGCAATGTTATACTTTGTCTTTCTTAGGACGACCTTTTTTCTTAGCTGGTGCAGGTTGTACAAATTGAACAATATTTGCAGGTTCGGCTTTTGCTACAGTTTTTTTAGCAGCTGGTTTTTTAGCAGCAGGCTTAACTCCTTTGGCTACTGCAGTAACTACGTGTACTGGTGTAACTTCTTTTGCTTTTGGTTTACGTGTTTTTGGTTTTACATCTGCAACTGCAACTTCGGTAATAACAACAGCTTCGTTAATATCAGTATGTACTAATATAGTTTCTGCATCTGTTTTTGTAGTTGCAGGTTTTGGTCTAAAAAATCTTTTAATAAATTCAAACATAATATCTCCTTTTTCATATTTATAAATGCCCTAATGTCTTTAGACTACTAACTGGCATATCCCATAAATTTCGTTGTTCAACACCTTTTGATTGAGCAAATTTCTTTGCATTGCATTTGCTGCACACATGGTATACTTCATTAGATAGCCGAGTAGGATCCATTGATCCTTTATTGCGATTAAATAATTGTCCGCAATTGTCGCACCTTAATGTAATAATAGTTTTACGCCTAACATACGAATGTTCAATTCCTAATTTACTAGTGCGTGTAAATGTTGTAGTTATATACTCTGTAGAAATGATCATACTGTATTTACATTAAGATTATAGAATTTTTTTGATAAATATTATAAAACATTATGTTCACAAGAAAGGGGTGTAACTTAACATGACAAAACAGATAATTGAAATTGGCACACAAGGTAACGACGGAACCGGTGACAGCATACGCGAATCATTTCGTAAGGTTAATGAAAACTTTAACGATCTTTATGCAAGTTTTGGTATAGAAGGTAAATTAAAGTTCAAAGATTTGCAAGACGGGTGCGAATATGGTAATGGCGGTGTAATTATTGGTACTAATAACCCACTAACTGGCAGTACAACACTAACTGCAAAAACATTAGTAGCTACCGCTGGTGGAGGCATTACGATTACTGCAACTGCTACTGAAATAGGATTTTCATTAGAAGGTAATGCAAAATTAGTCAATGATCAAACACCAACGTTAGGAGCACCTCTTGATGCAGGTGGGTTTAGTATTGGTCGTTTACGAGATCCTAGCATAGCTGCAGTAAATTACTTTAATTTAATATACGGCAACAGTAAACCGGAGATCACAATTGATGATCTAGCAGTAAATGTAAGATATGCAAATAAAAATTACGTAAGAATGACAGCAGACGGAACAATTGGTATACTTGATGAAAATGGCACAGTAGTGCCTGCAACAATTAAATCAGGGCCTGAACCAACTGTGCCTGACACCACAAGTGTGTATTATGATCCTTCATTAACTGGTAATTATTTGTCAAATGAAGTAGTTCCTCGTAAAGGTGTAGTTTATCGCGGTGGCGACACCATGCAAGGACCGTTATACCTTAGTGATCACCCAGGTGCATTAGCCGGAACTGTTGGTGCAACGGGTAAAGAAGACCTACAGGCAGCAACTGCGTTCTATGTAGACAACAAAACCTTTTCAAGTACCGTCAATTTATATGTAGCAACTAGCGGTGACGACTTACAATTAAAAACACCAAAAGGAAAAGAAGGTAGATTTTGGAATTATGCATTTAGTTCAATTAAATCAACCTTATTATATGCAGATTCGTTAATAACAGCTGCAAGTCAAGAGCCAGGACCATATAAACAGCGTATATCATACACTATTGGACCAAATACATCATTTTCAACTATTAAACGTGTATCGTTAACTGCTGGTAATACTGCAGTTGCTGGAAATGCGGGCTATATTGCTGCATTTAACTTATTGCAAGCAAACAAGTCGTTTATTCAAGCAGAAACAGTTGCGTATATCAATAAAAAATATGTTAATAAGTATGAATTTGTGCCAACTGCAACCACTCCCTCACTTAGCGAGTTAATAACTTCATTAATTGAAGATGTTAAAACTGATATTTTACTTGGTACACCAGCAGATGACGTAACATCACCGTCAGGTGTTCCTGGTACTAATTATAATTCGTACTGGAATGCAGTTTCATACATAAAAAATAACCCAACGTCTGAAGGATTGATTCAATGGGCGGCTGCGATTGACTTTGTAAAAGATCAATTTATTGATCTCTCATATGATTCTAATAAGTTATCAACATATACTGATCAACTAGTTACTGCATTATCATATGATTTAATTTTTAAGTCAAATTATCTAAGTATTCAGACAGGTATTGCATTTAAAAATGCAGAAACTAATATCACTGCATCGCAATTGTCTGCAATGCTTTCAATTAATCCATATACTATATCATCTGCAGAAGGAACAGAATCATCTGTTACGTTGTATTTTGCAACTCAAACAACTAATGTATATCCTGTTGGTTCTTGGATATTAATTGATGCAAAATTTAAACCTTCTAATATAATTAATAGTGAAATTATTATAACATCAATGCGTACTCCGGTGGGCGGAACTGCAATATTAAATCCTTTTCAAATAACTGCATCATCAACATCGTATGTTACATTTAATGTTGATCTACTTCGAGCACCGTTTAAAGTTGACACTTATGAAGTAGTAGGTGTTACTGGCACTAATACTGTTGGTACATTTGATCGTAGAAATTTAATTAATCAACTATTATTAGTACCACTAGTAACTAGCACACCTAATGCATCTTCATTAATTACCTCAAATGCAGCAACTATTCGTCAAATTGCAACAACCTCTGTAATACCGTCAGTTGTTATGCCTAAACCAATTAACCCTACAGCATTAGGCGTGTCGTATAATGCAATTGGTAGAGTAAGTGCAAATGAATTATTATTAACAAACATTCCATTTATTCAAGCAGAAGTAATTGCTTACCTAAGTGCTAACTTCTCAGATGTTGTGTATGATAGGGATTTATGTTTGCGTGATGTAAAATATATTGTTTGGAGTTTAGCGTATGATATTTTGTATACCGGTAACAGTCAAAGTGCGTATATAGGTAAACAATTTTGGAATGGGGAAATTAGTTATTTTAATACCACAGTAATAACAACAGATTCTGAAAAATCTGCATGTATCAAAGCTATTAATTATATTGGACAATTAGCAGTGTTGATTGTTGATAATGTATCATATGAAGGGCACTATCAGCAATCAGTTAGACAGTATAAAAACGACACGTTAGAAAATGGCGGCGGAACTGCAATCATTACTGATATTAATACAAATATTTCATTGATTAACTCAATTATAACGCTTAAAACAAATTATCCAGCATCACCTACTTTTCCAGTTGCATTATCAGGTGATCCAGCGTTATACACAATATATACAAATTTAACCAATGCAAAACTAGATTTTACAAACAGTTTATTAGATACATCGACTGTAAAATTTATGAATATGTTCTATCCGGTAATTACTAGTACAGCATACATTAACAAGATCTCTGCACTGTTTACGTTTATCAAAACTACTATTGTAAAAGGTACATATCCTACCGAGTTTCCAACATATCCTAATATACCAGTAGCCGTAAATGCAAATGTGTTAAGAGGATCAGTATCTGTTAATATTACCAATACAATGGTGTCAACAGCTAGAACTATTTTAACAGCTGCTATGACTACAATATGTGCAGATGTTCATACATATATGGGAGCTAGTCATTCTAGCGTATCATACAATATTAACACTTTAACCCTTGATGTACGAAATACAATACTTGCTGCATTATTTGATGCAACATATGGCGGAAATACTGCATCTGTAAAAGCAGGAAAATTGTTTACACCAATTGGCACAGTTACTACTTCTATTTTTGATAAAATAGCAGATCTTGTTTCTACAAAATTAATAGTAGTACCTAATCCAATTGCAGATGATAGTGGTTATAATACTGCATGGCTAATTGGAACTAAAATTTCCGATGGACGTGCTAAATTTAATGCGCCACTAGTTGATAATACCTCAAATATTCCTGACATTTATAACACAGTGTTGTATACAACGTATGCAGTGCCTGTATACGATGTAATAGAAGCTACTTCAACAGTAGTTAACAATAACACTATTGCATATATTAAAACTACGTTTTCTGGAGGATTTGCGTATGACGAATCGTCATACTATCGTGATTTAGGATTAGTTGTTGATGCAATGTCAATTGATTTACTTACTGGTGATAATTGGCAATCTCTCAATATTGGTAATAATTTTTATAAAGCGTTAAGTGCCGAAACACAACTTGATAAATCACGTGACGGTATTCAATTTGCTAGAGATCTTGGATTACAGGTTTTAAGAAAGGAATCTGCAACAAGATATCAGTCTATTGAGCAGATTACTAGTTTTAGTTCAGGTGCTATATTAGCGTCGGATGCATTAAGAGTAACTAGTAATTACCTGTTACCGGTGTCGGAGAATGCAAAAACTGCATTTACTAATAATATGAATACGGTGTTAGGTATTATCGATAATGGTGTATCGCCACTACCGTTAGTTGGGTCAGATGCAATATGGCATGTAGTTATTGATAATGGTAGTAAGGGGAATGTTGATCAAGGTGATCCTCTTAACAATGATATTTTTCCTGCTAAAGTTATTGTAGGCGTTGGGCAGTCAGCAATTGATCTTGACGCATCATTTGCACAAGGTGCTATTATAAAATATGTTCCAGGGGAAGATACGTCTGGATATAATATTGCAAATACTGATACTATTCAAGTACGATTAACTAAACCTGGGTTCTTTACATTAGGCGAAGAAATAGAATTTGGCGAAACTGTACGTGATCTACAAATTACTGTATTTGTAGAAAGCGGAATCTATTATGAAGACTTTCCATTAAAATTACCAGCAAACGTGTCTATTAAGGGTGACGAATTCCGCAGAACAATTATTCGTCCTAAAGATCGTGTTAGTCAGAGCCCATGGCGTAAAACATTCTTTTATCGCGATGCAGTTATTGATGCATTAGAAATAGGGTTAGTTAATTATACTGTTAACACTAGTCCAACAGATACCCCAATTACTGCAATATTAGACGGAACAACTGGTAAGATTATTGTATCGTTGTTTGATGTAACTGATCCGTTAGCTCCGGTACCTTATCAAGTACCTATTTCATGGACTGGTAAAATATTTGCTGATAATAATATTAAAAATAAAGTTAGAGCTACTGATATTGCAGCATCAACTACTGCGCATGCTACTATTAGTGCAGGGATTGGAACAGCAGATGGATTAATTGTAAGTACGTACATAACATACGTTGCTAGTACTGCAATTGCAAATGGTGATTATGTAGTTGGTACAGGTATTCCGGCTGCGTCAACAGTATCAAATGTTACTAGTGCTACAGTTGGCGGAATTACTACTATTTCATTTACTATTAATTTTCCATTACCAACTAGCACTATTGCATCGTTATTAACTAATGTTGCATTGACATTTGTTAAACAAACTGTTGGTAATGCAAAACGTGGTAAAGCAGTAGTTGATTCAGTAAGCGGTAACACATTTAACGCTACAACAATTTATCCGTTCTATTTAGATTTTAATAATAATTCTTTAAAATATACATCAAGTAATTGGAAATTGTTTGATACTATTAATTACGGGTATCATTACTTAACAAATTCTCAAGATAGCACAAGTGAAGCTAAAAATAATAAAGATATTGACGTATTTTTATGTAACGAAGGTAATAGAATTTTAGGATTAACATTCCAAGGACATGGCGGTTTTGCTATGGTCCTTGATCCTACAGGAAACATTAAAACTAAATCTCCTTATATTCAAGAATGTTCTAGTTTTACACAAAGTAATAATTCTCACAGATTTGCAGGTGGGCAGTTAATTGACGGTTTTGCTGGACGAGTATACGGAACAATAACAGCAGTTGCTGATTTTGGTCTTACTGTTACAGTAACTGGTGAAACTAATAGCGGTCTTGATGTTAGACCACCGCAGCCTCCATGTTCGTTTTATGTTAGAGGTAAACGTTACCAAATTGATGATATTTTAGAATTTAATGCAGTAACTAAAACCGTTAAATTGCGATTAGATAGATCAACTACATATTTGTATGATCCGATTACTCAGGAACGTAGCTATAATTTAGTTAAAGCTAAACGAGATGTTGGATTTGTAATTGATGCAGCAACAACTGATTATATTTTAAATACTAATTATCGATCAGTACATGTAAGTCGCACATTTTTAAGATCGTATTCAAGTGCGCTAACTAGTTCGTTATTAGATTTAACAGTTGCAGGTATTAACAAAGCTAGAGATTATATAACAGCGTCGTCTGCTAGTTCGTATTTCCCTAATAATACTACAATCTACAATAATTTTGGTATCATAACAGCAGCAATTTCAAGTAAGACCGAACCATCAGTTATTAACTGGCCAGCTACTAATAACAGCGATCAAAAAGTACAAATTTTAATTGAACAAAATAGAGAGTTTATTAAGAAAGAAATAAGTGCATATCTTGCTAGTCATCAAATACTTAATGATTATCCAGACTACGATGTAATTTTATCTGAAAGAGATATCGGTTACCTTGTTGATGATATTGTATATGATTTAATATTTGGCGGAAACAGTCAAACATACGAAAGTGCAACTGCATATTTTAAACTTGGTAGTTCAATTATACCAACAACTGCAACAATTTGTATTGATGCATTTACTCGGTTAAATGAGGTATTATCAGCACTTGCACTGAATACTGCATTTGTTGCTTCATCTGGAAATGCAGTTACACGAGTTGCAATGCCAACTACTTCGTTGTTTTCTCTATCTGGTGCTCCGGCTAATAGCGAAATAGGTCATCAAGATGAATTCCCGTTGATTGCATCGACTACATATACTTCTAAGATTGATAAGTTATGTAATATGTTAATTAACTATGTAACAGTTGGCGGGAGTTTTACACCTAGTGCAACACAACCCTGCTATGCAATATCAGCAACAATTAGCGGAACACAAACAGGCACGTATGTAGTAGGTAATTTACTTACAGTTGTAAGTTCGGGTGGCACAAATGCAGTTGCGCGTGTTGCTACTGTTACTGCTGGTAAAGTTACTAGTGTTGACTTTACCGGTACTGGTACAAACGTAGGTAGATTTGTAGCAGCTGCTGGCGCAACAACCGGTGGTGGTGGTAGCGGTGTTGTGTTAACTCTTACGTATGACACATATAATGTATTTCCAACATTTACAAGTAATGCAGGATATGACGCAACAATTACTAATGCAGCTGCAATTGCAACGGTAGTTACTAATTATTTAGACGACGGTGCTAATCAGAAAATTAACATAGAAATGGGCGGTAACCGTTCTATGTTAGGTAACGATTTTGCAATGTTTAATGATTTAGCATATGGTATTTTAGCTACTAATGGTGCATTTACTGAACAAGTATGTACATTTACGTACTATGCACACACTGGGCTGTGGGCAAATAACGGTAGTAATTTAAGAGGTGTCGGTTGTTCTAATACATTTGGTGATTACGGTATGAGAGCATCAGGATTTGATGTTACTGAATTACCAGACAGCGTTACTCTTGCAAGTAACATGATTCAAACAGCAAGGGTCTACAAACAAGGCGAAACTATTACCGAAATGACACCAACTGCAACTACCCCTGCAGTTTCGTTATGGATTATCGGATACGACTATATTCCATCTAATGGATCTTATTTAGAGATCGATCATTCTGTAAATGGCGGACAGATTAATAATTACATTATATCATCAGTTCAATATACTACTATTCAAATTGCACGTAAAATTGTTCTTAAGTTAAATTTAAGTTCTTCGGGTGCTAATAATTCAACAAGTTCCGGTTTAGCAAAAGCGTTATATCACGGACAGATTGTAACTATTAGATCGTTAAAAAGTCTTAAATTTAATAATATTGATAATGTTCGACCAACTAGACCATCAACTGCGTTACAATATGTTGACAATTTAAAAGATGTATATCGCGTGGTTGCATATGTGTTAACAGAATCAACTGGTGATGCATTACCTGATAACACAGCAATTTTACAAAGTGATTCATCATTTTCGTATTATAATTTTACCACTAGTCCGACTTCAATTATTAATCCAGATCCTGATAATGCATTATCTGCATCTGTAATTTCAGGTAGTACTAGCTCTTTACACTTATTTGTTAATAATGAAACTGCAGTATCGATTGTAGCTAACCAAGTACTTGGCGGTATTGGGCTTGACGGGTTAACTGTGGTGTCGGTTGCTGCACTTGGTATTGTTGATGCAAAGTATAAGTATGATATTACGTTATCTGCGGTACCTACATTGACTCCAGTACCTACAACTACTGTAATATTTTCAACAAAAACACAAGGGTCGTTGGCAACAGATACAAAAATTGCAATTTCTACTATAACAAACACTAGTATTATTAACCAACTTAAAAAAGGTATTTATTGCACAGCATGGAATGGTAGATTACATCGTATATTAGAATATGTGTCAGGCTATGTATCATCTTCCAACACCTATTCATCTTATAGTTCTGTTACTGTTGACGGAGTAGTTACTACTAGTGTAACAGTGTCAGGAGTTGTTGATTCTACAGTTACAGCAGGAACATTAATATATGGTAAGAGTACTTCTGGCGTTATTGAGTTTGTTGGTACTATAGGAACAATGACATATGTTGCAACACCGGTATCTAAAACTACAATAATAGTGAATAATATTGCATTCTTTAACGGAGTAACGATTCCATCAAGTTTAAGTGTGATCACATATGGTTCTACTAAAAATGGTTATATTGTTATTCAATCAAGTGCGCTTATTAATAATAGTTCTGACATAAACGGAACAGTAGTTGCTGCTCTGACACTTGCAAGTGAACCGGTAGTTAGTACTACTAATACCCTTGTAACAGTTAACATACCATATAGTAGTAGCAATATTTTACCAAAAGTTGATAGTTATATCACACTTGCTGGTAATACAAATCCATTATACAACACTGTTGGGCAAGTAACTGAAGTAGTAGATAATACTACGTTGTTTATTGGAAGTGTTACTGGGTTTGCAGTAGGGATGGTAGTCACGTCTAATTATTACATCATTACAGTGTTAAATGACGTATTTACAACGAGTATTAATCATAGTTTAAGTTTAAATGACAAAATTACAGCTAAATCTACTAGTAATGGATTAATTGTAAATACTGATTACTATGTTAATACAATTACCGCACTTAATGAATTTACATTAAAAGCTAGTACAGGCGGCACTCAATTAACTGGATTTACAGCTGGTACTAATTTAAAAATTAAAATTGAAACACCAAAAACTGCTCGGATGAATTTAAACGGATCAATTATTCAGTCAATTGATACTGTTGAAAAATCTATTGTAGTAAGTCCGTCATGTTGGGCGCCAAATGGTGCCCCAATAACTGCAATATCTCCACAAAGTGTATCAAAGATTACTGTTACTGCAGGTGGTTCTGGATATAGTTCAATATTTCTTCCAAAAGTTGTATTTACTGGCGGATCTCCAACTGGAGAAGCAACTGGAACTTGCGTAGTAAACCCTGAGACCGGTGCAATTACTGAGGTTAGGGTTGTAATAAAAGGATATGGGTACATTACAGAGCCGCAAATATCGTTTGACGTAGGTACACACGGTGGGTCAGGAGCTAAAGCAGTTTCAGAACTTACAATTCCAGCTAAACAGGATGAAACTGCGTCATCAGGTGTTACTGTTACACAGATGTCAGTTTGGTATACCGGAAATCCGGAAACATTTGGTCCTGCTCCGCAGATACCAGCAATAACAGGTATATACGCAGCACCTGTGTATAACAGTGTAACAAACGTATATGATATAACATTTACAGTTACACCAGGATTTACCAATTTACCACAGGCAGACCAGTGGTTTTATATTAACGGATTTACTCAAGCAGTTAATGGTAATACATTACTTAATGGATTTGCAAAAGTTAATACAACTAGTACGGTGAATACACGCATTTCAGTAAGTTACCCATACGATCCGGATACTACGTTAGTTACTGTATTTACAGGTGCAACTATCTCAATTGCTACAACATCGGCATCAAGTTCAACAGCAGGTATTAGTAAACCGTTTAATCTTAAAAATGCATATACGTTAAGTGCTGGTTATTCTGCAAACGTAAGCGCACAAGTAACAACACGTATCAGTACATGCCGTGCAACCGGACATGATTTCTGTGATATTGGTACAGGTGGTTATAGTACAACTAATATTCCATATTCAATTTACGGTGAACCTGCACTAAGTCGTCAAATATCTCATGAAACGTTAGATGAAGGTGTAGGGCGTTGTTTCTATGTTTCAACTAACCAAGATGGTATATTTAAAGTAGGTAGATTCTTTTCAGTAGACCAAGGAACCGGTGTAGTAACACTTAGTTCGTCTACTGCATTAACAAATGTTGAAGCGTTTGGATTTAGTGGTGGCGGTGCGGTTGTAAATGAGTTTTCAACTGATTCGACAATGACTGATAACTCATCTAATAAAGTACCGGTTGAAAGTGCAGTACGTGGATATATTGATAAACGGTTAGGGTTAGATCACGGTGGTTCAAAAATTCCGTTCTCGTCACAAGTTGGTCCAGGATTTTTGCCACGAAACGGCGCATTAGACATGTCTGGCAATATAAACATGGTTGGATTTACAGTTACCGGACTTCCACTTATTGCAATTTCTGATGCAGACGCAGCTAGTAAGAAATATGTAGATGATAAAAGTTCTGGAAAAGATTCTCTTTCAAAATTACTAGATATTAAGATAACAACTGCAACTTTAGCAAATTCACAAATGTTAGTATATAAACTTGATACAGGTACGCCAACTAATAGCGGTTGGGTTAATGCTGCGATGCAAGGTGATGTAACAATTGCATATGCCTCGTCAACGTTAACTGCAACTATTGGTGCTGGTAAAATTATTAATAGCATGGTTAAGTCAGATGCTGCGATTATTCAAAGCAAATTATCATTAACTGCAGCAACTACTGCATCGACCAAACCTACTAGTTTTGTTCAAGCAAATTTAGGTATTGCTAGTTTTAATAGCACTGTATTTACTGCAGACTTTGGATGGATTGATTTAGAAACTGGAACATCTGCTAACGGTATTGCAATTAACAAATTAAAATTCATTTCAACTAAGACTGTACTTGGTAATAGCACCAGCAGTGCCGGAGCAGTAAGCGAACTTACATTTAGTACTGTAGTTTCTGAAGGTGACGGACTTCAAAATTCATTATTTACATCAACTGGTGTAGTAACGGTTTCAACTGTAGCTAATAGTAAAGCATCTGCGTATACAGTGACTAGTTTTACAACAACAGGCGCTGCATCATGTTTTGTAAAAACAGGTGTCGACGGTGACATTGATGCTAACCAGTATAAACTTAATAATAAATCATTTATTACATTTTCACCATCTAATAGCAATTTAGTAATATTTACATCGCCGACTAATGTTAATTTTATTACAGCAGACGGTACTACAACAACTATGGCAGGAACTGTTGACGTAACATCTGGAACATTAAAGTCTAAAACTTTAGATACAGGTACATCTAATGTTGTCGGTAATGCAGGTACTATCAAAGGGTATTGGAAGTTAGATGCACTTGGTACTATTGATACTACTGGTGGTACACTAAAATCAACTCCAACAGGGTTAGAAGCAGATAGCACGTATCCTAAAATAAGACCAACTGTGATGTTTGATTTTTTAAATAGTAAAACATTAGATCCTCGCATTACATTTACTAGAGCAAGTAATACTGCAACATATATTAACTCATCAGGGGTGTTAAAAACTGCAGCTGAAAATGAACCAAGATTTGATCATGATCCAATCACAGGTGAATCTAAAGGGTTGTTACTTGAAGGAATGGCAACTAATTTGTTACTTAATTCGACAACATTTACAGGATGGATAACTAGCAATGTATCAAACGCAATATTAACCAAGGAAGCACCAGACGGCACTGATGCTAAGAAATATACTGCATCACTAGCTAATGGTAATATTACATATTCAATATCAAATAGTGAAAACATATTTAGAGTATTTTCAATATGGATTAAACGAGTTGGGGCTGGTACCGGTGCTATTAATTATACAATGAATGGTAGTACATGGACTGCAATTGCAAATGTTACTACCACATTTAAACGATTTACGTTCCCAGCAACATCAACTAGTGGAGCAGTTGGCATACAAATTGTAGTAGCAAATGAAAGTGTTGCAATATGGGGAGCGCAATTAGAAGATGGCGCATTTGCAACTAGTTATATTCAAACTTACGGTACAACCGTGCAACGTAATGCTGATAATGCAGTTATAAAAGGAACTAATTTCTCAAATTGGTATAGACCAAGCGAAGGTACATTAGTTATTTCTCATACTGCATTAGGTGTTACTACTGATGCAGCTGATTACGGCGGTGTTACTGTTATAAATGAGACACTTACTGATTCGTTTATTTCATTAAGATGCGGATCTAACGGTACAAACATTATATACGATGCAAAATGCAATACTTCGCAAGAATTTGATTTTACTGGGTTTTCTACTACAAAAAATCATGAAGTAATTCATGCAGTAAGTTATATTAACAATAGCGCAACACATAGTTATAATGGCACAGAAGTTGAAACTCCAGATGTAGTAGTTACAATTCCAACTAACGTGAATATGATGAAACTTGGGAACGGAACTGGTGCACAATATATTGGTAGAATTGCGTATTATGCAAAACGATTAACAGATGTTGAAACAACTGCTATTACATCATCAATACAGGAATAAATAATGATATATAAAATTAATAAAATAAAGGGTTTTAATAATGACTAGTTTTAGCTTAATAGGTAATAAACCGTTTCAAGTACCGACTAACGCAGACTTGGGTCGGTTAGCATTTTTAAATTATGTTGGGTTAGAGGACTTTGGGTCCTCTGTTCAACTTATCGAAGTAATAACTTTAAAAACTATTTCAGTAACTTCAAAAGTAATGATTATTGATGTTGAAAGTGGCATTATATCAACTATCTCAGTTCCGGGTGAATTTATTAATGGCGGGCAAATTACGTTAATACCAAAGAAAGCATTTACTACAGAAATTACTGGGAATATTGCTGTTGCTACTACTGCAGAAGTATCTAGACCGTTAACCTTTATTTACGAATCAGCTAATGGTAAATGGTATCCAAGTTATGTAAACACAAGCATTTATACGTCAAGTAAAATTTCTGATTTATCGTTAACTACTTCGTTAGAATTAGCAGGTAAAATTTCAGACGAAACTGGAACTGGTAAATTAATGTTTAACAGTAGTCCGGCAGTTAATACGGCAATAACATCTGAGTCTGCATCGTTTGATTTAATTAATAACTCAACTGCAGCAACTGTTTATATAGCCGGTAATGCAACAACTTTAAAGATTGGACATACTACTACTACTTCAACTACAGTTGATTTTGTTACTGGTGCAACTGCTGCATTGGCTACAAAAACAATAAATATTGGAACTAGCGGTTTAAGTACATCTACCACTAATATTAATTTAGGAAGTACAGTTAGCGGAGCAGTAGGCACAACTACGGTTAATAATAAATTATCAGTTGCATCAGAAATTGCTACAACCGCTACCGGAACATTTACATTACTTAACACATCTGCTACAACAATAGAGTTTGGCGGAGCTGCAACTACTATTAATGTTGGTTCAACTGCTACAAGTAGTGCTGTAAATTTTAAGTGTGACATTACTGCAAAAGGTAACATTACAGCGTATTATACATCTGATAAACGATTAAAAGATAATATTACACCAATTACTAATCCATTAGAAAAATTACTTAGATTGTCAGGTAATACGTTTAAATGGACTGCTGAACATTATGCAACTCAAGATTCTTCGCTAGTTAAGGAATACGACGTAGGGGTAGTTGCTCAAGAAGTACAAGCAGTACTACCAGAAGCAGTGCATGAAAGGGATAACGGAATGCTAGCAGTTGATTATCAAAAATTAATCCCATTATTAATTGAATGTATTAAAGCACAACAAATACAAATAGATGAGCTGAAAGGAAACAAATAATGACGTTACCCGTACAGTATGACATATCAATGAAGGGTATTAACGTAGAGTTAAATGCATCTTCAGATACGACTCAGATATCGTTAAATGATACATTAGTTCGTACCTTGTTTCAAAATCTTAACGGTGAAAAAGGCCAAATTTCAATGCAGGAAGGTTTAGGTAAATCAAATATCAAACCACCAGTAAATGTATTATTATCTAAAATTTTACAAAATACTGCTACAGTTACCTGGGACAGATACATTGATTTACCAACAAACGGACAGATTACGTTTTATCAAGTTGATGTACGAGATTTAAATAATAACCAAGTATTCTTTAATGCTAATGTTACAAAAGTACTAACTGGTTTGCATAGTGTTGACATAACAGGGTTAGTAGCAGTAACTGATCATTCGTTAGCTCATAATTATATAGTTAAGGTTATTGCATGTAATGGAAATGTGTTATCAAATAAAGAAACAATCGTTAATTTGTTAACTTTAGAAGTAGCAGCAGGAAAAGCATCTACTCCGGTTGTAGCTTACATACCGTTAAATGAAAGACACGGTTTACGTATTACGTCTAGTGTAGCAAATGCTACTTCATATAACATATATGAGATGATAAGTGGTGTTGCTCAAAAACTTAATTTATCGCCAATTGTAGCTGCAACATTATCATATGACCATATTGGATTAGATTCTTATTCGTTACATATTTACAAAGTTGAAGGTATTAGTACAGGTAATACTACTGTAGCCGGTACAGCATATTCAGTTAACATACAACTGTCAGATGCATGTGCACCATTCTTAACATTACCGGATGATCCAATTCCTGCAGTGTTTACAACACCTGTATCAACTAAAAATACGATCACAATTGGATGGACTGATTCAACGAGTCCTCGTGTTAGTAAATATCACTTATTAGTAAAAAATACAGACACTCTTGCAGTTATATATGATCAAGATACTCAAAGTAGATCAACGGTATCAGTTCCATTAACAGGGTTAACTGTAAATCAAGAGTACACTGTATTGTTAACTACAATTAACGAAGCCTCGTTATTTTACGGAACAACATTTACTACAACTAGATCTGCGTGGACTACGACTAATGCAGTAACTCCTGCTCCAACTGCATCGGTACTTGCAGATCCAACTCTTGGTCAAAGACAGTTGTCAGTATCATGGACTACAGTTACTGGAGGATTATCGTATAAATTGTCTAGAACAGGACCACAATTGGTTGGCGGTGTATTAACTACAACCACTCAAACATTTGCAGTATCTCCAACTACTGTCGGAACTACAGCAACATTTATAGACGGTGATCCTGCAAATCCGCCACTTAATGCGTTACAAAGTTATTCGTTTTACACATATACAGTAACTTCGGAAAACGCAGGCGGCGACGCATTACCGTCAGTAGCTAGTAATCCAACACAAACTAAAGCAGGACCTGCTAATGCAGTAACAGTATCGGTTTCGTTGGTAGATATATTAGATACTAGTATTACTGTAAGATGGACAGACCCAGGTGGTCAAATTGATACGTTTAATGCAATACTTAAAACAGCAGACGAGGTACAAGTAGGAACAGCTGTTTCGGTTACATGGGTTGATGGACAAACTAATTATAGTGCAACGTTTTCTACTAGCATAACACAGGATACTCTGTATTATGTAACAGTACAGACTCTTAATAGTAATACTCCGGCATCTGCTGATTCTGCACAGTTTAGAACTAAAATAACAACACCTACTGGTGTAATAACACTTGCTAATAACGGTAAAGTTAAACTTGATCTATCTTGGACTGCACTTATTGGTGTTACCCCAACAGGATATAATTTAACTAGAGTAGATACTACTAATGCATATAGTGGATCAATTGGAACAATATCTGGATCAGGCCCATGGACTGCAACTGTGACAATTACAGGCACATTTGTTGGATTTGCTACGGGTGCGTCGTTTATTGCAACTAATAGTGCCGGGCAGGTTGGTGGTCCACCAACTTTGATTGTTATAGGAACAGTTACAAGTACTGGATTTACCTACACAATAACAAACGGGTTAACACCGGTTGCTGGTGCAATTTCTAGCATATATCCAGCGACAAATCTCAATAGCGTTACGACTTCAGGTTCTGGACCTATTACATACACTGATACTAGTTTAACATCATTTAATGAATATATGTATTCATGGAGTGCTGTAAATGCCGGTGGTGCATCAGGCAGATCGCCGTATAGTTTACCATTACGTACATTACCAGGCGATCCGGTTGCAGTTACAAATATAACTAAAACGTTAGTTACTACATCTAGTGCAAGAGTTGGATGGACTGCAGCGCAAAGTCAAGTTGTTAAATATCGGTTAACAGTTACCGTACGGTCATCTGGTGTTGCCGTGTATGACGCCGATGTACCTAAAACATCAACATATGTTGATCTTAATGCTTCTACTACTGATCCTGATTTAGAATTAGGCACGCTATATGATATAGTAATAAAAACTTTTAACCAAGCTGATATGGTAACTGGTGCAAGTGCAACATCAACCTTAACTACCCTACTTGATAAACCGTCAAAACCAACAGTTGACGATGCTACAAGTCAAACTTCACTTGTAGTACGATGGAATGCTGATCCAAACGCAACATCACATCATTTTGTACGATATGCCGGTGGAAGTACTACCGGCGTATCGTTAGCTGCAAGTTCTAGTAATCCGTACACTGATGGTACAGTAGTTGCTAATACTGCATACGAATATACACTAGTTGCAACCAATGCTGGTGGGAATTCTGCTGAATCAGATAAGAGTACGTCGGTGACTACTTGGGCTGCTAAAGCTAGTACACCTAACAAACCAACTACAACTGTAACAGAGTACAACGCAATAACCGTGTCATGGACTGCAGTAACTGTGCCAGCCGGTGTGACTGTTAAATACAAAGTATTTAGGTATCCAGGAGCAGTTGATTTAGGTCTAGTAGACGGCATTTCGACATCTGCTACAGGATTAACAGAAAATACACCGTATACGTTTACTGTTCAGTCATGGACAACTGGCGGTTATTCAACCGAATCTACTGCAAGTGATTCGGTAACTACTTATTATAAATCACCAGGAAATCCAACTATAGGAACAATTACAACTGCAGATACGCAGTTTGATGTTTCATGGACTATTGGAACTGGCACAATTACAAAACATATGGTAATTGCGGCGGCAAGTGGATACTCCACGGTAACTAAAGATAATTTATCCCCTACTGCAACATCTGTTACAGTAGATGGGTTAACTCCGGACGTTGTTTATACAGTAGGTGTATATGCGTATAATAATAATCCTACTAATGGTTATTCGTCAACTACTGCAACTACAAAACCTGCTACACCGGTAATGGGTGACTTTACACTTGTTAAGTATAACACAGTAACTGTTAATTGGACAAAAGTACCTGGGTTTAAATATCACGTTTATAGAAACGGTACTGCTGCTGGAAATAAACTCACAAGTACATTATTAGATGCTGCGACATATACTGATAGTACATCACTTGTAGCAGATACTGATTATACATATTATGTACAATCTACTAGTAATACACGTACTTCTAATCTTAGTGCATTTGCAAGTAAAGCAACAAAAACCGCAATTGCGCCGCCTAATCCACCAACATCGTTAACTATTAGTAATAGTTTAACGACTTCAGTTACTGCTACATGGGTTGCTCCTACATCCGGAAGTGCAGTTGCATCGTACGAAGTGCGAGCAAGGGCAAGCGGTGCATTGGTTGATGCATTTTCTGCTAGTGTACCAAGCGGAGTAACTGTTCAAATTACAAGCCTTACTGCAAATACATTGTATACAGTATATGTTAAATCTAAAAATACAACCGACGTTAGTGCGGAAATATCAAGTCCTGCAATTACCCTTGCAGGACAAGTAACTATTGGTACTGTTGCTACAAGCCAAGCTGGAATTACTGTTAACTGGACTGACCAATCAACAGCTAATGTTACATCAAAATATAGTATACATCGAAACTCATCCACTGGAGCAGCAATTAAAACTGATGCAACAGGTGCATCATATCTTGATGCGTTTTCAGGATTAACTGTAGACACTCAATATTTTTATTATGTAACATCTGACAATTCAACTACAATTAATGGAGTAGTGTATGGTGGAATAAGTGCGCAGTCAGCGAAGAGTAATACAGTATATTCATATCCAGAAGTTCCTGGTACGCCAACTGTTACTGCAACGTCAGTTAACAGTAATTTAAATGTTACACTTGCAATAGCTCATGCAACCACTGGCGGTGAAGTTACTTCGTACAAATATGCATATCAAGAAACAACTGTGCCAACAGTTACTACTACTACTCTTGCATTAAATGTACCACCGCTAGATGCAGAGGTTTTGATTGCTTTGCCTAAAAAAGCTACTACGTATAAGTTTGCTGTTCAAGCAGTAAGAACTAACGTAACAACTGGCTTGTCATCATTGTCAACTATTGCATCCGCTAGTTACGATACACCGGCAATACCAGTTACTCCGGTAATTGCATTTACAGATGCAGTTATATCTGATCCGTTCTCAAATGCCGGCATCACAGCGTTTAGCACAACGTTTACTAGTGCTGCAGGGCAAACTATTAGATACGCATATGAAGGTAACATTGCTAACCCTGCTCCTACTATTCCGGCTACTGGATATCTGTCTGTTGCATCAGGTACACCGGTTAGCTTAGATTTTGGCCCATTAGTTACTGTTAGATGGATTGCGCAATCGTATGTTGGATCTGACTCATCAACTGTAGCTACTGGATCGCATACGTCTAGACCAGGACCGGTTGATGTTTACTTAGACCAAGACGGTGATGCTATTTATGGCAGTGGTATTAAAACAATATCAATTGCTATAACTGGAACTAATGCAACACATTGGTGGTATGCGGCATACACCGGCGCTACCAAGCCAACATTAACAACCACAGCAGCCCAAATTACAGCTGGTAATGGAAATGGATATAAAGATTTAACAACCGACATTAATGGTAATACACTTACATATGGTGTAGCGTACTCTGTAATAGTGTATGGTTTAAATTATTTAGCAGGGAATTCACCATCAAGTTCGGTTGATGGCAGAACTGGGTTAGCAAATGTTGACTCATTCAGTGTTGATAATAAATCAGTTTTAACATCAGTTTTTGAAGGCACGGGTGCAACTACTATAACATTGTTGAGTGATGTAACAATTATATCAGTCATTGCACAAGGTGGTGGAGGTGGGGGAGGTGGCCCTGATGGTGCTACCGGACCTGGCGGAACCGGTGCAGCACCTCAACAAATTAAGGCAACATTTGCTCGTGCAGCCGGCATGACTAGTATTGGTACTTGTGTAGGTGGCGGTGGCGGTGCAGGTACTTACTCAGCAGGCCAGGGCGCGGGTGCAGGCGGAGCTAGCACTGTAATATTTTCTAATCCTGCCGTTACGTATACATTTGCAGGAGGTGCCGGCGGCAGAGCCGGCACATCTGGTAGCTCTGGCGGTGGCGGTGGCGGAGGCGGTGCAACCTTTGTGTGGGTAATGAATTCCGGGTATCCGATATTCTTAGTAGCAGCCGGTGGTGGTGGTGGTGGTGGTGGTGGTTCAAGCGGAACTATGCCTGGCGGCAATGCTAGCAGCGTTGCA